AGGTGTTTCTCCTGCGGCTTTTTTATTACCATTCCACACCTTGCCCAATGGCATATTCAAGGATACCTTTAGCGTGAGCTTTAGCAATAGCCTCCTGCCATTCTCTGTCTATCATTAACACAGCATCATTGTAATTTGTAAAGAAACCATTTTCAGTTAACACTGCTGGCACATTTGTTGCAGTCAACATTTGAAACCTTGCCTCTCTGTCTAAGTCTCCATCACTGTAATCATGCCTATGCACCCAGCCAGGAGTAGCATCTTTTATTTCATTCCCTATCATTGTTGCCAGTTGATCCGACCTTGTTTCACCTGGTGAGGTAAACACTTCCCATCCTCTGGCAGTTGTTGACGCTGCGGCATTGCCGTGAATGGATACAAGCACAGTAGCCTTGCCTAAGTTAGCATAGCTATTTACGAGCTGACAACGTTTGTTAAGTGATGTGTCATTTATTGGCTCATATACTTTTTTAACTTGAAAGCCATAATCAATTAAAAACTGTTCAAGAAAATTAGCAACGGCACGGTTAAACACTCCTTCAAAGAACCAACCGTAGGAATGGAATTTACCATGTTTATGTTGGAAACACTTTGATGGATAGGTGACATATTTGTCTGGGCCTATGCCTTTGTTAAGTCCTCCATGCCCAGCATCCACGCATACTACAAAATCATTTGCATTCATATTTTTATATTTTAAAGGGAGATGTAAATCAATACACCTCCCCTTGGCACTAAGGTAGCGATTCTCTGCGCCTATAATTTAAATCCGATAAGGCCAAATGCAGCGCTTATCAATGATAGCTTTGCAGGTAATTTTACCTCTATCTCCTTTCCAGCACATTCACGGCTTGTCTCTTTAATTTTATCCCAAATGATTTGAGCAAGTTGAATGTATTCGCGCCATGTAAATTTTACCTTGTTGCCCTCAAGATGAACATTAATCTCCGAAGCAAGCTCCGCAAAGTTCATTGAATAACAAGCGATGTCACCCATTGGTGATTTTATTCCCTCCGCGTTTTTAAGCGCATCTTTTAAATTAGTCTGCATATTATTTGTTTTTACTTTTTGAAAAATCTTGAAATTAATGTCCCTAATTCAACGCCAGTTATCCGCTTGATGTTTTCTGCAACGCTAAATAACTCTGTTCCAGATATCATCATTGCCACCATGTACGTTATAGGGAAAGGTATATTAAAGGTATTTTTTGCACCTTCAAATATGAGGATGGCTACAAAATAAACGACTATCTTTTCAGTAGTCCTATACAATCCTTTGCTACTTATCTTTTGCCCTTCTTTCTTTGCTGCCTTGATTCCTGTTATGGTATCAGCAAAAACAACGGCAACGGTAAACATAAGGAAGCCTTTGATGGGAACAAAAAATGAGAATATAAAACCAGTAGTCAATGCAACGGCAAAGAACTCGTAGCTTTGATGTAATAATTTTAGTATAACTGCTTTCATTATTCAAGTTTTATTAACCTCACATCACCATCCACGGTTGCAAATTTGCCCTCAGTATATTTGTACAAGTCGTATTTGATGCCATTAAAAGCAAAGGAAATTTGATTAGTAAATGTAGATAAAAGAAGGTTGGTTGAAATCGTGTACACCTTGCCGTTGTCTGGATTAAAAATTAAACGTTTGTTGCTGTTTAATTGAATTAAACCATCAATGATTTCACCGTTAAAATTTAGCTTCCAGTCTCCTATAAACTTTGCCGTGTCTCTTTGTGCCGTTGTAAAATAAACAGGCTTACCGCTTATTTGGACGTGCAAGTCGTTGTAATAATTAATCCTTTGCACCGCTTTGCCCTTTGTGATAATAGGCTTTGCATGAATGGCAATAGTGTTGCTTTGCCTTTCAGCATCGGTAACAAGGCTTTGAATGGCAGTTGCAGAATCACCCAATATTTGCTTTGAGCCTGTAACTGTGCTATCAGACAAAGTCGTTTGCTGAATAATGTAATAAATGTTTCCTTGCTTTTGAATGTAAACAGTGTCTTTGACAACGTCTTGCGCAAAGGAAAACAAGGGAAGGAATAAAAATAGATATCTCATTTTATTTATTTTCAAGGTTAATAATTCTTTGTTCAAGGGCTTTGATGAGGGCTTGTTGCTCTTGTATGGCTTTGGTGAGGATAGGGATAATGGCTTGATAATTTACAGACATTGATTCCTCAAAACTTACAACCTCTGGTAAAATTGTACCAATATCTTGGGCAATAAAACCAAGTTGTTTACTACCATTACTTTTATATGTATATTCAACAGGTTGTAATTGTAAAACATCGTTTAACCCATATTTTATATCAAAAATATCATCTTTTAAATTATAATCAGAACGTGTTGTATAAGCTGATGCACTAACATTGCCTCCTACATATACACTATCTTTAACTTGCAAACGATAAGCACCTTTATCATCACCTAAATTATAACCCATGAATACTTCACTATTAACTTTCATTATCAATGATGTTGTTGATGAATTATTATTAAAAAAATAATCACCACTTGTATTTTGATACAATTCACCACCATCACCACTATTATAAGATGAACTAAAAGCAATTATTCCTCCGTTGTTAGTTGGACTTCCAATCGTTAATGTTGAATAACCATCATAAAATTTTGGAGTTGTAGTGCCAATGCCAACAGCGCCAGTACTTAATATTGTCATTCTATTCGTTCCATTAGTTGAAAATCCTAATGTGTTTGTTGCTGGCAAATACATACCATTGCCTGTTACAGTTGTTGCCGTTGGATTAAACCTTGTTGCCGTGAGTGCGCTTGTAAAAGTCTTAGCTCCATTTACCGTTTGCGTTCCATAGGTGTTCACATAGGCAATAGATGCCGTGTCGCTGGGCAAAAGGTTTAAACGCAGCCATGCGTTGCTCGTTGCCTTTTTATAATGCCACATTATATTTGTAGTGGTATCAAGAACCATGTAAGCCATTGTGTCAATGGAAGGCTTTCTTACCGTATCAGTTGAAGCCACGCCCCGATATACAAGCCCGTCGGCAGTAGTCTGTTCTCCAAGCGTTATCTTTTGATTGCCATTGCTCGGATACTGTGCCCATGCAAGGCAAGGCAAAATGAAGAGGAAAAGGGAAAGGGAAAGGAGTTGTTTCATGTTTATGTTTTTTAATTGCACGTTTTTTTAATTACAAAGCCTCCTGTAATGTATAACATATCACTTGTGTATGTACCGTTTAAATACAACCACCAAACATCACCAGTTGTAAGTGTATAGTTTACATTGACTTCTTTTAAGTCATATTCATTCATTGCAATTTGACTACCTTGTAATGACATTCCAGTTGTTTGTATTCTTGTAGAATTTCCTGCTTTATAAACACCAATATAATAATCTTTATCACCTGCTGCTGGAGGACAAGTTGAGCAAGTTAAAGCTCTTGCATATATAGAATCAATACAATAACCATTTAACGTAGTTGGTACAACTAACATATTAAGACCATATTGAGGATCCCACGTTGCAGCACTATTATCTGCTGCACCTGCAAATATCCCTAAATCCCAAACATATCTTTCAGTAGGTACGGTTATAGTTGAACTTAATGTGCCGCTTGTTAAAGATAAACCTGTACCAACCGATACAGTAGATACAGAGTTATCAGATGTTTTTCCCAATATAGATGTAGATGTTCCAGTTGTAGAAGATAATTTTATTGTATTTGCAAATGTTTTAACACCTCCAAATGTTTGTGTAGTTTCATTAACTACACCCTTAACAAATTGACTTGCATCAACAATAGTTATATAAGGACTTACTGTATTATCAGATACATAAATTGGAGGAGCAGCATAAACTCCTGTAACTGTTCCACTGCCTCCACTTGGTATTGCTTGTGTACTTAATAAACCTGTTGAACTTGCCGTAACCATGCGAGTGCCAGAGCCTGCAAGATTAGTTAAAGTGGCTGCGCCTGTTACGCCAAGTGTGCCATTCACATACAATGTATTTGGATGTAAGGAGTTTGGTGTTGATTCTGATTTAATACCTAAATTTCCATTTATATCTTGGTCTAAACCCAAAGTTTGAGTTAAACCACTAACTGAATAAAATTTAAATCCACTTGTTTTTTGTGATAAAGGTAAATTTTCAAATATTATCGAAGAATTATTACTTGCAATACCCATTTTAAATATTTCATTACTTCCAGATTTAAATAAAATATTGTTTTGACCAGTACCCGAATGACTTAATGTTATTTGAGGATTTGATGCTGATATAAATTCTGCCGTTGTTCCTGTTAAACCACCAGTCAATGTTCCCCCTGTCAATTTTAAATAAGTTGAATCAGCTAAGCCTGTGCGAAGGTAACTTGAATTATCGTATGTTATATTTGTTCCCGATGCCTTGACAAATCCTGTTCCGTTTAAAGTATTTTGCTTTCCGTTAAAAGTGTTCCAATCGGTTGATGTCAAAAAACCATCTGCGGATGTTGTTGCCTGTGTTATAGATAAAGTCCTATTTGCCGTCAAATCGCCTCCACCTTGTAATGGTGCGGTTGTTCCTATGGTGATTGTGCTATTTGCTGGAGTAAATCCTAAAGCACTTTGTTTATTATTGAATGTAGTCCAATCCGTTGAGGTTAAATACCCATTTCTTCCACTTGTTGCACTTAATAATTCAATGATTGGAGTGGTAGTTGTATTTAAAATAGATAAAGGATTTCCACTTGTTGCGGAAACCGTTACACTTGTTACAGTACCATTACCACTTCCTACTCCTGCTCCTATGGCTGTACGAAAGTCAGTAGCAGATAAAGCCGAAACACTATTGTCAACATTAAACCTTGGGAAAGTAATGGCAGAAGGATTGGTCAAAGTAAACATTGACTGCCCTACCGTTGTGCCTCCTAAACTTGTTCGCCCTGTCACTGCTACTAAACCAGTGCTACCTCCATCCCATTTTAATCTATCTGTAAATGCGGTATTCCAATTAGCTGAATTATTTGTTATTGAAGATGCCCACGTTGAGCCTGTTGAAAGGGCTATGCCTGCCTCTGGATAAACAGGATTTCCTGCCTGAGCAGATCCGACAGAACCAATTCCGCTAACGGTTGCAACCGTATAATTAGCACCTACTTTAAAAGATGTCGAAACAATGGTAATTTTATTTGTGTCAGTTAAATTATATTGGTCATTGTTTAAAAGTTGTCCATTCCTAAAAACCAAAATATAAGCCTTTAATTGAATAGGGAATTTTGGCGTAATTGTCCAAGTCAAAACACTTGATAAGGCTGGTTGATATTCTTGTTTTAATATTTTAATAGTATCATTGCCAATAGCAACGTCAACTATACTATCTCTTATCCTGGTAAATACTGTTGCACTATCTAAAAGTAATGTGCCACTTGTTGTTATTGTTCCACCGCTTAATCCATAGCCAGTTGCAATGCTTGTAACTGTACCACTACCTTTTGTATCTATTCTATTTGATAATGAAGCCGTGTCGGTTGCATTTAATTTTGATGCAAACCTTGTAGTAAGGTTTAATAAACTTGTATCGGTTAATTCCATTAATACAGATAAATCAGCAGACACTGTACCCGTGGTTGTTATTGGGTTAGGTGAAACAAGTATTCCCGTACCACCTGAAATTGAAGTAAGGCTTCCCGATCCTCCGCCACTTCCTGCACCGCCACCACGGGGAAATATTACCGTATAATTATCGTTAACTTTAAATGATGAAGCTGAAATAACCACGCTTGTTGACGTTGGTACGGTGTATTGAGAAGGTAATAAGATTTGTCCGTTGCGATACACTTGAATAAAGGTAACTCCCCCAGGAATTAAAGTGTCTGTTTGTGTCCAAGTTAAAGTTGACGTTGTTACGCCTGTGGTATAATCCTGTCTTGCATATAATCGACCCGTTGTGTCTGCGTACGCTTTAGTGGCATAGTTGGCTAACATGGAAGCCGTGTCGCTTACTAAAAGTGTTGGCGTTGTATCTCTCCATAATCCACCAGAATAATATAAAGAAGCATTTGAAACGGGGGAAGAAATAGCCAAATCATGAAGCTCACTTAATTTATAACCCGATGCCACCCTTATTGCTATTGTACCATTATTTGAGGAGGAGTTAATACAAAATCCTATTGGCATATCAAGGTTAGGTGCAACAGGTTCAACGTCTGTCCAAACACCTGCCACCGATGGCGAAGGGTAAAGAATAGCACCAGCCGCAAAGGTATCAGTGTTAACTTGCCTTATCTTGCCAAAGGAAATAACATAGCCATCCTCACCGTTGCTTAAATCATGTGCCGTTATTCCTAATAGCAATTTTGCATCTATTGAACCGTTGGCTATAAACTTTGCAACTGTTATTCTTCCACTTGCTCCAACCGTGCCATTAGCATAAACAAGACTTCCTTTTGTAATGGTTGATCCTGTCTGATTCTTAACAAGCCAAAAGTTTTTAAATCCTAATTCATTGGGCACAGCATCATACATTCCCAGTACAACCGTACCTAATTCATAATCCCATCGCATTTTTGCAGTGTCAACATTGTTAGGTGAAACACTTGTATCAAAAAATAATGAGTCAACAGGCTGCGTAAATGATCCGCCACCTACTAAAGATGCCCAGGCGCCTTGTTTCCAAACATATATACTTCCCGTTACACTATCTAAGACTAAATAGGCTTTTACATTTTTATCTGCATAGCTTGTCGGCTTAGTTACTGTATCAGAAGCAAGACCTCTCCAAACCAACCCGTTTCCAGAAGTATTAAAACCAAGTCTCTGTTTGTTGCCTGTTATTGGGTAGGGAATAGAGTCAATAGAGGCATAAGATATTCCTGCCACCAAAAGAAATGCAATAACAAGTCCTTGCCGTTTGTTGCCTACCTTGTCAATGGCTTTGCCGATAAACTTGCGCCCAATGCCCATTATTAATTCATTGGCTAAAACCTTGGCAATGTTTCCAACGGCTTTTAAAAACTTCCTTTCTTTCTTTGGTGCTTTTATCTCTTCCATTATATTATGTTTATTGCAAATACAATGTAATTACTTCCATCGTAATGTGTGTTAATATCTATCGTAATAGTAGCAGGTGCCGTTATTACATATTGACTGTCTATTAATTTCTGACCATTTTGGTAAACATGGATAGCAGCATTTAAATTAGTTACTGGTAAAACTCCATTATTTTGTGTCCAGGTTAAAACATTGGATGAAGCTGCAATAAATTCTTGATTGAATATTGATACGGCAGAGCCATTTACTGTAACATTATTTATTGTTTCTGTGACATTATTATTTACCACACCGCCACTGCCTGCATTGTTTGCAACGTCGGCAAAGTCGCGAGGTTTAGATAATACTGTGCGTTCTG